AGTTTTCGTGTAAGGCACGCCGCGATACTTTAGTTGAGTCTTTTTTTGCATTGACTTTCTCCTTAGTACCACACCCCCGTTCCATGATGTGGTTTCATGCAACCTAATTAGATTAGGCCGAACGGACGCAGCTGCCTGTGGCTTCTACTGATTCGACAATCGAGCCGCCTTGTATTTATTTCTTAGGGGGTCTCCCTTTCTTGGTACCGTAAGTACCTTTTCCTTTAGGCATTATGCTTCCTCTAGTAATTTATAATACCTAATAGTATCTCCTTGTATTTTAATCTGCTCTTCTTTATTAAGGTTCTCGAATAATTTAGGATCAGATAATATTCTATTCCTCCTTCTTTGATCAGCAGAAATACCCATCATATCTCCACCTGCTATTTGCATTTCATTGTTTATAGAAGACATATTATTATCTCTATCTATATCGGGATTTGTAGGAGTTAGTTCTGGTATAGGAACATTATAATCATTCACTGGAGTATCATGTTGAGCAGGATCATGGCTATCATCACCTTTCCCATACCGAGGGATACCATCATGTATAAAGGATGGTTCATGACTCCTGTGAGCCGTTTCATAATCTGAAGGAGGTCCAGAAGGTTGAGTTAATATTTGAAGTTGTTGCTTTAACTTTTGATTCTCTTCATCTATTCCTTGTTTAGCGAATTCAGAAATTCTTAAATCAGTTTCAGTTCTAGCTATATTTGATAAGGCCATTAGAATTCTAAGTCATTTGAACGTTCTAGTTTTTTCATAATGTCTTGACGATAAGCAGGGTCTTTATCATAACGTGGGTCTGACATAGCTGCAACTACCTCAGCTTGGCTACGGAATTGATCACCCTTATCTGATGCTGGTTTACCTGATAACATTTTACCATCGTACCCTACTCTATCATTATACCTATAAGCTAAAGATTGTATAGCAAAGAATGCAGATAAAGGATCTCCTCTTTCCATAACTTGATCGAACATGTCAATCTCCGCTTTCTGAAGATTAGTGTTAGCCCACTTCAACATGTTATCATAGTTCTCATCTCCACCAACTACACCCTTTAATTGTTGGATATCATTTTGGGAAAAGTCAGTAGTCTGAGGATTTTTTTCTGCATTCTTACGGTATTCAAGATACTGATTAGCTAATTCAGTAGGATTCATACTTCTTAATTTATCAAGAGTTTCATCCTTATATTCAGAATTAGCTTCAGTCCATAATTGATCAAGGAAGGCAGTGTCATCAGACATCTTATCTTCCTTAGCTTCAGGTGGTTCTTGTGAATCTTCTACCTTTTCAGGTTCAGATTCTTGGTCTCCTAATTTTTTCTGTAAACTTATATAAGCTTGTTCTAAGTCTTCAGCATTCTTATACTTACCAGCAAGAAGTTGTTCCTGCTGGTTTTGCATCTGTTCACCAACCTGCAGAGAATCTTGCTCATCTGGGGTTAGATTTTCTTCCGTGGATACTGTATCAGTACCTGGATCATATGTAAGTGTCTCTGCCATGTTTATTCAAGTGGTGGTTCTGTTTCTGGTGATGCTTGCAACTCCATTTGTTCAGCTAATTCTGGATTCTTAGATGGATCCAGCATTGGAGCCTTCATCATATTAGGCATCCCTTTAGTCATTTCTAATTGTTGCTGTTGCTGTGCTTGCTGTTGTTGTTCTGCCTGTATTTCTTGTACACTCTTAACGAGATTAAGAACATCAATACCTTGAGCAGCAGCAAGGCGCTTAATAACTTCATCAGGATTGATGTACTGTTGAATAGCTTCTGGTCCCATTGTTTGTGCAATGGTTTGCAGGAAGGCTCCTAACGCTTGTACATCTTGTCCTCTACCAAGAGCATTAATACCAGCCACAATAATAGGCTTGACCATACCCTTAGGTATGCGTGGGATCTCTCCTGTTTTCTGGAAGACAGAAAGCTTTCTATTTAAATATGGTACTAAGAATTCTACAGTAAGTAATCCAAATAATCCACCGAGTTGTTGTTCCAACTCAAGCTGTGTCATTTGTACTTCTTGTGCAGTAGTACGTTCACTATCTCTTACACTAAGTATAAGGAAAGCTTCATTCAATCTCTTTTCAAGAGTAGCCATTAACTGGTAGGCTGTCTGAAAATCAGCAGTCTTTCCTACTTGTACAACTCCGATGTCATCAGGTCTCCCTTGAACTATCGCTCCGTTGCCTGCAGTCGCCAGTGTCTGGGGTTTGGTAGTGCTTGAGGGTGATACTACAAAAACTACTTTAGCAGCTGCTGCAGAGCCTTCTACGAGGGCCTGAGAGAGTGCTTCAAGTGACTTAAGATCACCTATAAATTGACCGACTCTACCACGACCATATGGTTCCCCATCTACTGTATTAAAACGTAGAGGTATCCATGGTGTAGCATCGACAGGTGCTTTACTAATTGATTTAGGTATGACTTGTCCATATACTTCTTGATGCCATAGGAATCTGTTATTATCTCTAGTGACATGAGTGTATATATCACATTCATTTTTACCAACAGTAGTTACTGCTTCATCATTGACGGATAGAATTTCATCTTGTTTTGGTAAATATTCCTCTATTAATTCCTTATTAATTCTTTCCTTTGTGACTATTTCTATCACTGCGCCGTTACCATCTCGTTCTATAACGTAGCGATTCAAGGGAAATAATTTCAGACCTTCCTTACCCATAAAGATTAGAGCATTACCAGCGACAACTAAATGCTGCAATGCTTGGTGTATTACTACACGATCATCTGATGCAGCAATAGCATCGAGGATAGTTCGCTCTATCTTTGCAAAGGATAAGTCTAATTCTGATTTTACTTCTGGTCCAAAGTCCATACCTAATTGTGACTCGTCAACCTGTAGTTTAAAGAAACTCGTTTGTGGAGGTACTAATGATAGAGATAGCTTTGATGCTAACGCTACCACTCCTTTTGCTCCAACACTTTGCCAAGGTGTATGTAAATTCTTCATACCTCCTTGGTGTTCTTCATGACCACGGACAAGATACGGCAAGGTAAGCTTTGAAGCTTCTTCTGCTTCGCTTAGAAACTGGGTACGATCACTGGTTAAAGAGTCGTATCTTTCTTTAGCTGTTGCCATTGTTATATGTTAAGTGAACTGATTCTTAGGCCGCCACGATTAAAGGCACCTCTTGAGCCCATTATACTTTGCCTTTTTGATAAAGGGTCAAATGTTTTACCTGATGCTACACCTTGAGTACTTCTTCTATCACCAAAGGACCATTGCGGTGTAGGTGATGCAGAGCCGCCTGCTGGTGCTCCTTGTACAGGTGCCTCTGCTCCAGACATTTGTAAAGGTGTTGGTGCAAGAGAAGGTGCTGCTGGTACTGGAGTAGGTGCTGCTACAGGTGCAGGTGCTGGCTTTGGTGCCTGTGCAGCATAGTAAGCAGCTCTACCTCCTTGCAGCCAATTGTGTGCTGCATTCAACCGGTTCATCAAGTTATGTCCTGAACCATAGCTACTTATATTTGTAGGATTACTAGTTGGACTATGGGCAGTACCTTCAAACATACCAAGGCCCATCATTTCATCAAGAGCACCTCTATATCCAGGATCATTATCATACCAGTTGGTATCTATCTCCCAACCGTATCCACGACTACCATATTTATACTCACGTGGAGCCACACTCCCGCTTTTTAGATTTTTCTGTCTAGTTACTCTATATTTCATTAGTCTCCCTCCACTCTATCTTGATACCATTCCACAACGGAGCGTTGTCCTGCTTTATACATAATACTTGCTAGTTCCTCTTTAGGATGTGGGTTTAATGGTGGAAATTTTTCATCCATCTCTACTGATAGAGACTGGATGTTTGGCCCGAGCAGAGGCTCAAGCGTATTGGGGTAGATTGACATTTGAGTGCTCGAAAAATGCTGGCATTCTTGCCGTCTTGGTGGAGATTAATTCTGGTGCTTTACCTTCATACATTAAGCGATCGCTTACATCCAGCCAGAATTTTTTGTCTAAATATTTACAGGTAGTATTTATACCTAAAGGTTCCATAATCCAGTTAATGGTGGCCTT